GGAGTTCGCGTGAAGGAATCTCGCAAGAGGGGCAAGGAAGCCCCCGCCGATCCGATGAAGGAGATGCGGACACGCTACGACCGCGCTGTGGAGGCGGATAGCGACAATCGCAAGCTGGGCCTTGACGACTTCCGCTTCGTGACCGTGCCCGGCTTCCAATGGGACGAGTTGCAGAAGAAGAAGCGTCGCGGGCGTCCGTGCTACGAGTTCCCGTTGCTGCGCGCTCATTGGCGGCAGATCACGGGCGACCAGAAGCAGGCCCGCCCACAGATCAAGATTCGCCCGGTTGAAGATGGCGACGTGAAGGGCGCGGAGCTGCGTCAGGGACTTATCAAGAACATTGAGGACCGCTCCAAGGCCGGGCAGGCATACGACACCGCGTTTGAGTGGTCGTCAGCAGCCGGCATGGGCGCATGGCGCGTGGTCACGGAGTACAGCCAGGATGATGGCTGGGACCAGGACATCGCCATCAAGGAGATTCCAGACGCGCTAAGCACGGTCTGGTTCGATCCGGACGCCAAGGAGCGCGATTGCCGCGATGCGCAATATGCGTTCGTGGAGGAGTCCATCTCCCGCGACGAGTTCAAGCGTCGTTACCCGGGCGCTGACCTCATCGACTTTGAATCGGACTTCAACCGCGAGCGGTTCCAGTCGTGGTGTGGCGAGGATTCGGTGCGCATCGCCGAATACTGGCGCAAGGTGCCCGTTGAGGAAGTCGTCTGCCTGCTGTCCGATGGCCGCACGATCAAGAAAGAGGAATGCGAGGCTGCGGCGGCGCAGTTCGCGCAGGAAGGCATCACGGTCGTCCGTGAGCGCACCATCCAGACGCACAAGGTCGTCACGTCCATTGTCTCGGGTGCTGAGGAGATCGACGGCCCGCACGATTGGCCGGGCAAGCGCATTCCGATCATCCCGTGCTTCGGCGACCGCTACTTCGTGGACGGCAAGTGGGTGTGGTCTGGCCTCGTGCGTCATGCGAAGGACGCCGCGCGGCTGGTGAACTACAACATCACGACCGGGCAGGAGATCCTTGCCAAACAGCACAAGGCAACGCCGGTTATCACGCCCAAGATGCTAGAGGGCGAAGGCGTCAAGGCGTTGTGGGACGCATCCAACAGCGTTGACCTGCCTTACCTGCCGATCACGCCTGACCCGGTCATGCCGGGCGGCCCGACCTTCCTGTCGCCGCCACCGATCCACGCCGCCTTTTCGCAGTTCGGGCAGATGTCGATTGACCTGCTGAAGTTCAGCACGGGCATCAACGACGCCAGCCGCGGCGAGCAGAGCAACGAGACCAGCGGCAAGGCCATCATGGCTCGCCAGCGCGAAGGCGACACCGCGACATTCAGCTATCAGGACGGCTTGGCGTTCGCCATCCAGTCCACGGGTGAGGTCGTGCTGGAGCTGCTGCCGAGCGTGTACGACACGCCGCGTGCGGTGCGCGTGCTGGGCAAGGATGGCGGCGAGGACTGGCAGAAACTCAACGAGGCCGGCCCGAACGGCGAAATTATCAACGACATGAGCGCGGGTAAGTATGACGTGAGCGTGTCCACCGGCCCGAGCTTCAGCACCCAGCGCGCCGAGTTCGCCGACCTGATGCTGAACATGGCTCAGGGCAACCCGCAGATCATGGCGGCTGCTGGCGATCTCATCATGGGCTCGCTCGACTTCCCGAAGGCCGATGAGGTGGCCGAGCGGTTGAAGATGCTGCTGCCGCCACCGATCCAGCAGCAGTTGCAGCAGGGCAAGGATGTACCGCCCGAAGTGGCGCAGATGCAGGGCCAGATGCAGCAGATGCAGCAGATGGCTGAGCAGCACATCGCCGAAATGCAGCAGGAAATGCAGCAGTTGCAGGCTAAGGCCAGCAGTCGCGACGACGCCATGCTGCGCGAGCAGAACGCAGCCAGGGCCAACGAGATTGCATGGTTCAAGGCCGTGACCGACCGCCTTGCGGTGCTGCAAAAGGACGTGCATCACACCGAACAGCTCGATCAAGCGGCTGAGATCGAAGCGTTGCAGCACATGAGCGCGGACGCCGACCGCCAGCACGCCGCCTACACCCAAGCCACCGACCAACAGCACCAGGCCGGCATGGCGCAACAGGCAGCGGCGCAGGCTGATGGGGCGGCAGAATGAGCATTGACCGGCCGCTGACGCGCTGCCTAACCAGCCCCCTCACCCGCGCCATTACGGACGCGGGCGGTGGTGGCAATTTGCCGCTGCCTTCGGGGTTTGACTGGACGCCGCCGATTAGCGTGTATCGCAGCGGCGCGACGTTCGGCACAAGCTACGATGCCGTCAACTTCAAGCCGGCGACCACGGCTGAACTGTGGGCCTCGCCGACCGGCAACGACACCACGGGCGACGGCACGCAGGGCTTGCCGTATCGCAGCATCAAGAAGGCGCTGCAACAGGCGGCGCTCCTGCCTGACTCCGGCATCCGCGTCCGCGTGGTGGCAGGCACATACGACTTCAACAACTGCTGGGGCGGGATCACTCCCGACAAGCATCTTGTAGTGACCGCAGAAGGCGGCGAAGTGGTGTCCAGCACTCGCGCATCGGTGACGTGGACGTTGCAAGGTGACGGCACCTACCGATGCAGCCGCACCAACGCCGTGCAGGTGTACGACACGACGCACCTAAACGCACGCGGCAAGGGTCGCAGGCTGGCGAAGGTCGCCGACCAGGCCACTTGTGCGGCAACGGCTGATAGCTGGTACACGGACGCCACTTTCGTTTACGTCCATACCTTCGACAATCGTGTCCCGACCAATAACGACCTGATCGTGCTGCTTGGCACCAGCAACGGCACGCAGACCGTCGCCAAGACCTATTACGTCAGCGGCGTGGTGTTTGAGGGCGGCAACGCAAACGGCCCGTTCAATACGCCATCCACGGGCGCGGGCGGCTCGCTGGTGTTTGACGGCTGCACCTTCCGCTACGGCAACGCCACCGGCTCGGCGGCCAATGGCCTGACGATCTACGGCGTAGCGTCGGTGATTTCGGTCAACTGCCTCGCCCACGACAACGCGCTCGACGGCTTCAACTACCACCAGGGCAGCAGCAACCTCGTTAGCCCCAAGGTGGTTGAAGTCAACTGCGCCAGCTACGACAACGGCTCCACCGCTGATGCCGTCAACAACGACAACGGCTCGACCTCGCACGAGGATTGCCGAGTGTTGCGGGTGAACACCATCGCGGCCGGCAACATCGGCCCGCAGATCGTGGACGTGGACACGGTGAAGTCGTGGAACCTCGGCTGCAACGCTTCGGCGTCAGGCAGCACGGACGCCACAGGCACGACCAATGCCGCGTACTACTCCGGCAGCGCATCAGCGGCCATGTTCCTAGATCGCTGCACGGGGAGTTCCTACTACGCCACGGTCACGACCGGCACGGCGACGCTGCGCACCCGTAACTGCACGCTCACCGGCCTGAGTTCCGGCGACGTGGCAGCGTATTAACCCCTAACCCCAACGGGATCAGCACATGGCACAAAGCACCGTTCTAGCAGCGGGAAACACCCGCGCCACCTCATCCGACATCACCGTCGCCGCTGGCTCCACCGTCACCGTTGGCCTGTTCGTGGCGTCGGGCACGGTGCAGCCCGGTTGCCGGGCAGTGGTCTGGATTGACACGCCGGGCTCGGACAACCGCGAAACCGAGCTGGACTCAATCAAGAAGGAAACGCAGTTGGTCGGCCCTTGCACCGCTCGTGTTGAGCGCGTCGCGTCGCCTGTGGACTTCGGCGTGTTCCTGGAAAGCTAATCGCCTACGGGCGCGCAATAACCGCACCGGCCGGTAGCTGGGCATTTCGTCAAGGATGACGCGCAATGAGTGATGTAGAGACCGCCCTGACGGGCGCTGAGGTCGCACCTGTCGTTTCCGAAACCACGGAAGCGGCACAAACTCCGGCACCGACCACGGAGGAAGTTGAGGCACAAGAGCAGGAACAGCGAGCCCGCGATGAAAAGGGTCGTTTTGTTCCGCAGGAACGCCTCAACGAAGTAACACGGCATCGGCGTGAAGCCGAGCGGCGCGCAGAAGCACTAGAGCGGGAGCTGGCCCAGTACCGGCAGCAGCCCGCGCAATACCAGCCGCAAAGCAACGACAAGCCGCCAGCGTTAGGGGACTACAACTACGACCAGGACGCTTGGGCGCAGGCGATGACGCAGTACGCCATCACCCAAGCCGAATCACGGGTCGAGCAGCGGTTCCAGCAGCAGAGCCAGCGACAGTACCAGCAGACGGTCGAGCAGCAGTTTGAGGAGCGGTCGCAGAAGTACGCGGCCGAACACCCGGACTTTGAGAACGCCGTGGCTGACCTCGGGCGCAATGTGCAGTTCCACCCCGCCATCGTTGAGGCCATCGGCACCAGCGAACACGGGCCGGCGCTTGTGCATTACCTCGCCCAACACCTTGACGAAGCGGACCGCATTTCGCGGCTCCCGCCACACATCGGGGCTGTCCAACTCGGCCGACTGGAAGCGCAAGTCTCCACGCCGAAGTCAAAACCCGTCACGAATGCGCCGAACCCGCCACCGACTTTGGGTGGAGGGAAAGCTGTGATCCGAAAGGATCTCAACGATCCCGAAATGTCCCAAGCCGAATGGCTGGCGATGCGGAACTCTCAACTCAAGAAATAACCAGCAAGGAAGCTGAATCATGGCGAATAGCCTGCTTACCCCAACCGCCGTAACGCGCGAAGCGTTGCGCATCCTCCACCAGAAGCTGAACTTCGTGGGCAACATCACCCGCGACTATGACGACTCCTACGCCCAGTCCGGCGCGAAGATCGGCTCAAGCCTGAAGATCCGCCTGCCGAACCAGTACACGGTTCGCACGGGTGCCACCCTCGCCGCGCAGGACACCACGGAATCGAGCACCACGCTGACCGTCTCCACGCAGAAGGGTGTGGATCTCAACTTCACCTCGCAGGACTTGACCCTCTCGCTGGATGACTTCAGCTCGCGGATCATTGACCCGGCAATGTCGGTGCTGGCTGCCAACATCGAAGCCGATGCGCTGAACATGTACAAGGACGTCTACCAGTCGATCTGGAACGGCGGCGCGGCTGCGACCTATAACAAGGCGCTGGATGCCCGCGTGCTGTTGCAGCGTGCCCTTACGCCTGCCAACGACCGCACCATGCTCCTCGATCCGAACGCGATGGCGGACGTTATCAAGGACACCAAGACGCTGTTCCAGGACGACGCCTCGCTTGCCAAGCAGTACAAGGAAGGCATGGTTGGTCGTGCGGCTGGCTTCAATTGGGGCGAGAACACCCTGATGCCTGCCCATACGCGCGGCGCTGCTGATACCGCCTATGTGGTCAACACCTCGACCGGCATCACCTCGGGCACCGCGACCATCACGGTTGCGACGGGCACGGGCGCTGCGTCGGTTGGTGACGTGTTCACCGTTGCTGGCGTGTACTCGGTCCACCCGGAGACCAAGGTTTCCAGCGGCATCCTGCAACAGTTCGTCGTCACGGCGGCCTATGCGGGCGGCGGCGGCGCGATCTCGGTCTCCCCGACCCCGGTGACCTCGGGTGCGTTGCAGAACGTCACCATTGTCTCGGCCGGTGCCGGTAAGGCTGTGGTGTGGCTGGGCACGCTGTCCACCGCTGTGCAGACTGGCCTTGCGTTCCAGAAGGGCGCGTTCGCGTTCGCTACTGCCGATCTGGTCATGCCTTCGGGTGTGGACTTCGCCAAGCGCGAAGTGATGGACGGCATCTCGATGCGCATCGTGCGTGCATACGACATCAACAACGACCAGTTCCCGTGTCGTCTCGATGTGCTGTACGGCTACAAGACCCTGCGCCCGCAGCTCGCGGTGCGTTACCACAACAACTAAGTGTGACTGTTTGACCTTAGCGGGCTGCCTTCGGGTGGCCCGCTTTTTTGCGGGCACGGATGCCCGTGTCATGGATGACACCGGGCCACGGATGGCCCACCTATTTTGAGGCCGGCGAATGGCAACTGCATCACAGATCATTCGTCGGGCCTTGCGCCTGATCGGCGCGATTGACGCCAGCGAAGCCCTAAGCGCGAGCGATGCGCAGGACGCACTGGAAACCTTGAACGCCATGCTCGCTGAGTGGCACGAGGCCGAGATCGGCCTGCCTGACTACAGCTTGAGCAGCATCACCGACGAACTCGCCAGCGATGCCGCCGACCGAGAGGCCATTGCCTATCAGTTGGCCCTGCGCGTATCCCCCGAGTACGGCCTGCCAATCACCCGCGACGTGGCCGAGATGGCGCAGTCCGCGATGGCCCGCATGCGCCTGCGCTACTTCCAGCCGGGCAAGGCCGACCTGACGGAACTGCCGCGCATCTGCCGCCCCTTCAACATCACCACTGGCGATTACTGATGGGTCAGTGGCAAGACTTCCCACTGCCTGATGGCAGCTACAGCGACGCCACGCGCCCGTGGTCGCAGCAGGACATCGTTAATTACCTGCCGACCTTTGCCGAAGCGCAGGGCACGCGCTCGCGGGTCAAGTTCAAGCCCGTTCCCGGCCTGAGCGTGTTCGCCAACATCGGCAGCGGCCCCCATCGCGGCGGCCGTGACGTGGAGGGCAAGGGCTTCCTTGTCTCCGGCAACAAG